ACGAACGTATGGTGGAAATGTGAATAACACGTTATCTCGCAAAGATCGTATCACTGCATACATTGCCAAATGGATTGTCGTGAATATCGCTTGTCGTATCAATGCAACCGCTGTATTGTCTCTCAGCGTAGAAGCAACTCGAATATACCTCGAAAGAATGGATGATGACTAAGTTTGTAAACAGATTCGTTATCTCTGACCATCATCTTGGTCATACGAACTCGTGGGAAAAGTTCACGCTATCTGACGGCAGTCCGCTGCGGCCGTTCACTTCGACTGAAGAGATGAACGAGACCATGATCGAGCGGCACAATGCTAAAGTGAAAGAGCAAGACACTGTCTACTTTCTTGGCGACGTGGTAATCAACAAGAAGTATCTTGAATTGGTAAAGCGTATGAATGGCCGTAAGATCCTTGTGCGCGGTAACCACGACATCTTCAAGGACGAAGACTATCGTGAAGTTGGCTTTGAGCAGATTCACGGTGTTCGTGTGTTTGTCGATAAGTTCATTCTGAGCCATATCCCGCTACATCCTGACTGCGTGTCTGAAAGGTTCCGTGTCAACGTACACGGTCATCTACATGCAAATGAGATCAAAATGCCATGGGGAGTTAATGCTGATAGAAACGAAATCATATATGCTGACTTCCCAGATCCTCGATATCTCTGCGTATGCGTAGAGCAAACCGACTTCACTCCTCTTCACTTCGATGAGGTAGAAGAAAGAATCCAACAACGTTGGAAAGATACAGGATATAAAGGTCCTGTAAAAGCATGGGGAAATGGAAGTGGACCTAATTAATGAGTAAAATGATTATTGCTTTCTTGTCATTGTTTGTCATCTTTTTTACAAGCATTGATATTTTCCGTCGGCTGACCGGAAAAGAAAAGATAAAAATGTTGGCCGTGGCCGGTTATTCTTTTGGAGTCACCGTTCTAGTAATGTTATTTGTTGCGTCTATTGTTATTTTGTTCTAAAGGAAAAGTAAATTATGAATCGTATTGCAAAGATTGCCGTTCTCGCTGGTCTGATGGCCACGACTGCTGCATGTACTCGTATTGAAACTGGTGAAGTTGGTGTTCGTCGCTCGTTCGACAAGACCATTGAAACAACTGAGTTGATGCCTGGTTCTATCAATCAGACAATGTTCGGTGATGTCATGACATTCCCTACAAAGGATGTTCAGGTTGATGTCTCTGACTTGACTCCACTCGCTTCTGATAACTCGACAGTTGCCGACTTCGATATGGCTGTCATCTACTCGATCAATCCTGGTTCTGTTGCAGAACTCTACATCGAAAAGAACCGTGGCTTCCACGCTGATACCGAAGAAGGTGACACCCTTCTAATGTACAACTACATTCGTCAGCTCGGTCGTAATGCTGCCTATAAGGTTGCACGCAAGTACGAGTCCTTGAAAATGGCTGATAACCGTGCAGAGATCGAACAGCTTGTTCGCCAGGAAATCGTTACGCAGCTTGCTTCTGAGAAGCTTGACGGTGCAATTTCAATCTCTCAGGTTCTTGTTCGTCAGGTAAAGCCTGCTGCGAACATCGTAGCCTCAGCCAACCAGTTGGTTCAGGCACAGAACGCCGAGAAGCAGAAGCAGGTAGAGGTTCGCACCGCAAAGTTGGAAGCAGAACGTATTGCCGCTCTGAACGCCAATGCTGGTGCAACAAAGTACATGGAAGCAACTGCTCTCGTGACGATCGCCGAAGCCGTGAAGGAAGGTAAGGTTTCTACCATTATCGTTCCTTACGACTTTAAGGGTATCGTCAACGTAAAGTAAGCATGTACAATTAATCGGTGGTAGTGTATACCAGAATCAGGAGGAAATTATATTATGACAATGCATCTTCTTGGTCCTGCTTACACTACCACTCATCATGGCAAGCGTAAGTCTAAAATGACGACGTCCAAGTATACCAAAATTGGTTTGGCTTGGCTCGAAGACTGTAAGTTTTGCAAGCGTATTGGTGTTAAGCCAAAGACGTTCGAAGAATATCAGCAGTACCGTGCTGGCAACTATAAGCCTAAGCTTCGTGGCACACCGATGCCTGATTACAACGTATCAGATCATCGTAAAAAGTACCCATCTCAGAACGAGATCGGTGTACACTACGCAAAGAATTCCTCTTACGAGAAAGAAAAGCTTGCCGTCAGCGGCAATTATATCATCGGCCAAGCCTATAACAAAGGCGGACTTGTTGTCCTTTCCAAGTCTGAAGCGGCCGATCCGGCAACTGGTAAGAGACGCGGTTGAGCATCGTGTTCCTCCTCTCATCGTTGCCGTTCTTGGCGATCTTAGGCTTCTTCCTTTGGGTCGGGTTTAAGGTCGCCAAGATTTTTTTTCGATTTGCCCTCTATGGTTTTCTTTTTATTATTTTGATTCTTCTCGCTTTAGGGGGTTTACAAAATTAAATTTTTGTAGTAAGGTGAACCTATGATTGACCATACGCCAACTTATTCCGCCTTTCGCACGCCGCTTGCAATGGCTGGTATCAATTTTTACGATCATCATTTGGTTGGTCTGACATGGCCATATATAAACTGTAAAGGCAAACAGTATCACGTCACGATGCTCGATCAAGGTTGGGTGTGTGACTGTCCTGGTTTTAATTTCTATAATAAGTGTAAGCACATTACACAAGTGCACGAAAAGGTGATAGCAGAATGATTGTTCAAAATGCAGTAAATTGCTTGTCATGTGGAGACCTTATCGTCTCAAAGCATCGTCATGACTTTGTAACTTGCACATGTGGAGCTATTTCTGTCGACGGAGGACAAGAATATCTTCGGCGCGTAGGAGATTTTGCTAATGCTGTCGACTTATCTTGGTCGTTGTCCGATGAGTTGTATCGCGACAGTGCTGATGCGGTTGAAGAAGCGCGAAATACCGGCCGCAATAAGTTTGGAATTGCTAATGCTGTGATGCGTACTCTTCGTGAAGCCGGTAAGATCATTGCAGATCATGAACAAAGAATTCTAGCTCATAATCCTCGTATGGATGAGATTATGGTCGAAGAAGCCGATGGAACAATTAATCGTTATAAGAAAGTTGTAGAATGAAGGAAGCATGTATCGTCGGCTTTGGAATGATCGACGCCTTAGGCGATAATCCCATCGATTGTTGGGAGAATATGCTTAATGATCGAGACTTCCATAAACTTGTTGATCCACACATCCACGAAGGATACGGCAATAAAGTTAAATATGGAATGTATCCTGAAATAGAAATAGACGAAAATTTTACTAATCGTACTGTGCACTATGGCATGCATGCTGTCGAACAAGCTCTTCATATGGCAGGACTTCCGCACTCTTCTAATGTTGGTGTAGTTTTTTCGACTTTGACTGGTGGAAATACTTCGAAGGCCCGCGCGCGGGCATCTGGAAAGCCGCTGAAGCCGAAGCAAGGGCTTAAGATTACTATCGACTATTTGTGTAGTAATATCTCTATTAAGTATGGCTATCGCGGTATCAACACGTGTGTGTATTCTGCTTGTGCTACCGGTCTCGTAAGCATCGATTATGCCATGCGTTTTCTTGATGAATATGACTATGTAATTGTAGGAGGTTCTGATGCAGGAGTAAATGATCTTGACTTAGGCTTTTTCTCTGCAATGCGAGCTATCGGTACGAAGTCAATGCCGTTCGATAAAAATCGTGATGGTTTTATTATGGGAGAAGGCGCAGGTTGCATCATTCTTCAGTCTCGTAAGAAAGCTGAAGAGATGGGTTCGAAGATTTATGCTCGTATTACTGGAGTCGCAAACGCTTCTGATGCACTCGATCCAACTTCTCCTTCTGGCACAGGAGCAAGAGCATGCCTTGAAAAACTGAATCTTGAAGGTGTTGATAGCATCAACTCGCATGGCACGAGTACACCGCTTGGAGATATTTCAGAATACAATGTGGTTCGCGAGTTTACCGATGCGCCGATATATTCCAATAAAGGAAAAATTGGACATACTTTCGCTGCAGCAGGTGTACTTGAAACGATTTACAGTGTACTGTCTATTCAGAACGGTGTGATTCCTCATACCGCTGGTTGCAAAGACACTGATATGGATGTGGTGATGGAGAACATCGAGACTGACGTCAAGAAAGTTCTTGTCAACTCGTTTGGGTTTGGTGGTAAATGTTGTTCAATTATTGTTGAAAAGGAAAAGTGAAATGAGTAAGTATACGATTGATTTAACTTATGAAATGGCTGATAAGATTGTTGTTGACCAACTTCGTGATACATGGGATACTTTGCGTCGAGATCTTGGAGCAAATCATCACATCTTTGTATGGGATGATCAGGAAGCTGATGATATAGAGATCCAAAAACATATCGACGCGCTTGAGATTGTGCTAAAATGGTACTCAACTCCTGATCAGTTGATAGAAATGGGATTGAAAGACGATGCCTAAGTATCTTGTAGAAACAATCTCGATGCATCGGATTCGATATGTTGTCGATTGTGAGAGTGCTGAACATGCAAAAGACACAGTCACGATGAATGAGGCGGAAGAGTTTTCTCAGATGCATATCGACGAGTTAGTCACTTCTGCTCGCGTAATCGATGATGCAGAGTATCTTCGTGTATTTGACGAGGACAATGATTATCTTCGTGAATGGTCAGACGAACAAAAGTTTAAGTATGTGCACGAAGTGGTCTATGATACTCCGAAACCAGATATGAAAGAACTTGATCCTGATCTACGTGACTGGGAATACGATGGGCTTGGTATCAAAGTCTGGAAAGGCACAAATATTCGTTATGAGGTAGAAAATAATGGAACAGAATAAAGTATATACAATTAAGCTCATGTCGGGCGAAGAGTTGATCTCTCGTGTCAAGCAAGAAGACGGAGTCACCGAGCTCATTAAGCCTCGTACAGTTGGTATGGGACCACAAGGATTTGCGATGATGCCATGGATGATGTCAGCTCCTGATAACAACGTCGTTATCTCTGACACTGTGATCGTCGGTGCTACTGAAACGAGTGCACAGGTTGCTACACAATATCTGAAACAAGTAACAGGGATACAAGTATAATGTTAGAATGTTTAATTATGGGCGACTCGATCGCCGTTGGTACTAAAATGTTTGCTCCGAAAGAATGTGTATCATATTCGAAGGGCGGATATAACACATGGCAGTGGAATAAGAAGTGGGGTAAGACTCCGCTTGAAGCCAAGACAATCGTGATTAGTCTTGGAACAAACGATCATTCCGGCGTGAATACAAAAAAAGAGTTGACAATAATTAGAACTCGTATTAAGGTAGGAAATGTAGTATGGATTATGCCTCCTTGTAACAAAGGTTTTTGTAAACCTAAGGTGAATGCCGTAGTGAAAAGCATCGCTGTAAGTTACGGAGATCGTATCATTGCTACATCGTATGTTCAACCTGATGATATCCATCCATCGTGGCGTGGATATAAAGATCTTGTAAAGAAAGCTGGAATATGAATCTTTTCGTTTTTATAGTGTTCATTATTGGAGTTACAGTGTATGGTATCCTTACCAATAAGATTACTCCAGAGGAACGCGATGAAATGTTAAACGATAAGGAAATGTGGCCGTGAATTTATTCATTCTTGACAGTGATCCTGTCAAAGCAGCACAATTACAGTGTGACAAGCATGTCGTGAAGATGATCGTCGAGAGTGCTCAGATGCTTTCTACAGTGCATCGTATGCTTGACGGCGAGCAGTGCCGTATTCCTTCAAAGTCTGGTAAGACGATGTCGAAGGCATGGACTCTGCCTGACGAACGTGAAGATACATTCTATCGTGCAGTGCATATGCATCATCCTTGCACGATTTGGACTGCACAAAGTAATAATAACTACACTTGGCACTGGATACACTTCGCTGCTCTCTGCGACGAGTACACGTATCGCTATGGCAAGGTTCATAGCACTGATACATTGCTTCGCGAAGCTTTGAAGCAATTGCCTCGTAATATTCCAGTCGGTTACAAGACTCCTCAGCCGTTGGCGATGAAGGCTAATCCTGAGTGTATCGACTACAATGATATCGTAGGATCTTATCGTAAGTTCTATCAGACGAAGCAAGAGCGATTTAAGATGGCATGGACCAAACGTCCAATTCCAGAATGGTTTGCTGTCGCAGCCTAACACCAT